AATTACCTGCTGATGGTAATGCCATGTTTTATTTTCCTTTCAATACTTCAATCTCAGCTTTTAATTCTTTAATTGCTTCAATCAAATAACCAGTGATATTGCCGTAGTTTACACTCAGTGTACCCATCTCGTCGTCTGCGGTGAGTACAAGTTCTGGAGCAATCTTTTGTAGTTCTTGTGCGATGACACCTGATGAATCTTTACCTGTTGCATCACGCACATAATGTACGCCTCTCATCTCGCTTACTTTGGATAAAGCATCTGGGATTGTAGTTATGTTAGATTTTAGTCGTTCATCAGAGAACGCAGTAACATCATTATTAAACGTAGCCGCACCTGCCGCAGACATATCTAAGGTCAGGGCTGTGATTGTTGAGCCACCATCGTTACCTTTAAAAATCAAGTCTTTATCAGAAACTGTACTCTGAATAACAAAATTACTAGAACTATTACCAAAATAAGCTATACTCGTACCATCATCTAAGATATTGATATTACCACCACCTGCATCAATGTTTATCTCTCCAGCGACATCAAGGGTAAGATTGCCAGAACTTAAACCAATAGTAGTGCCATCAATGTTGAAGTTGTCTATGTCTATGCCAGCGTCTGCGGTGATTTTTCCGTTAAACGTAGCCGCACCAGCGTCTGACATATCAAGGGTGAGGGCTGTTATTTGAGATCCGCCATCGTTGCCTTGAAAAAGCATATCTTTGTCAGATTGTGTTGACTTTAGCACCATACTACCTGACGATGCGTAAATATTACCGTAAGTAGTTCCACTATCCGCAAATCCAGTAGAACCAGCATCTGCTGAATCTAAAATAACCTGCCCTGCTGCATCAAGTGTCATATGACCAGAAGACAGCGCAATCGTAGTGCCATCTATGTTGAAGTTATCAATGTCTATCCCTGCGTCTGCGGTGATTTTGCCTGAGGGTTCAAAAGTTCCTGTAACTGTTACACCACCTGAGGCAGTAGCTAGTTTTGCCGCGTTGTCGTGGTAAAGAGTAACTGCACCATTTTCTACAAATGTTGCCATAGTTTCTGAGGCAGAACTCATAAGATTAATGTCATCTGATTTAATAGAAAGCGCACCTGCTACAGTGTTATTAATAAAAGCATTAGACCCATCATAAAAAATTTGTAAATCTGCTCCTGCACCTAGTTGAACTTTTGCACTATCTGCAAAAGTAGCGTTTCCAGCATGAGCCGTAGTAGATGCAAAATCTACAGCACCATCAATGTCAACAACGTCTAGGTTAGTTGTACCGTCTACATCTACGTTACCTGAAATATCAAGAGATGCTGCAGCAATTTCACCTGAGAACGTAGAGTTATCATCTGCTGTTATTGCTCCTACGTGTAAGGGTACATAATCATTTATAGTTACGTTACCTGCAGTAGTTCCTGCTTCTGTGTTAGCTGCAATGGTTGCAAACTCATCTGCAGACTCATCCCAGATAAAACCTCTGTTTGCAGTGTTACTACTTGAACCATCACCACGTGTAATAATGAAACCTTGATCATACGCAGTGCCAGTATAACCTTGTCCGTACTTAACAAGTGGGTCTTCAACAGTTAAATTAGTTGTAGCAACTGTAGTAGTTGTACCGTTGACAGTAAAATCACCTGTTACTGTAACATTGTCTCCAAAAGTAACTTCAGATGTACCGTGTCCTATAGTAATAGCTGTACCAGATATACCTGTACCAATAGATACAGACTCACTGCTGTTAGCAGTATCAATTATAAGATAAGCATCTGACCCTTGTTTAATTGTAAGGGCTGTAGCTGAGTTATCTGACACAGCCACATTAATATCTGTACCGTCAGCACTAATAGAATCTAATGCAATATCACCTACATTTGTAATATTATAATCACCAAAGCTAGTGTGTCCACCAAAAGTTTTATTTGTAAATGTATCTGTAGTTGCTCTACCTACAATAGTATCTGTAGAAGCAGGTAATGTTAATGTCACGTTACCAGAATAAGCAGAGTGTGCCGCTGACTGTAATGCTGTATAGTGAGCATTAGATGACTCACAATAAAATTTAATATTAGATACTGAACCACCATTTTTAAGATCTATTGTTCCAGAATCAATACCAACATTACCGTCAATCATAACAACTCCTGAACCTTTTGGAGTTAAATTAAGATTAATATTTGTATCACTTCCAGTAGAGGATATAGTAGGTCCACTACCTGTTGCAGCATTAGTAACATCAAATTGATTTACTGCTGAACTTGTTGTCTGAAATATTATTTGTTCATTACCATTTTCATCAGCAATAAAGTGTGCGTCATCAATAAGAATGTTGTGTGAGTTTGTATCTAAGTTAGCACCTAGTTGAGGAGAAGTATCTTCTACTATGTTTGATATACCAGAACTTGTTGCAAGACCAGAAACAACTGCACTTCTTGTAATTTTCTTTAAGCCACCACCAGATGTGTCTACAGCTAAAAATACATCGTCATTTGCAACAGTGCTTATTTCAGATAAATCACCTACTGCTATTGGATTAAAGTTTGTACCGTCAGCAACTAAAATATGTCCTGATGTATTAGTACCCATAACTAAGTCATCACCTGTTATAGTTAGATCACCTGTTACAACAACGTCACCGCTAAATGTAGCTTTACCAGCAAGAGCCATATCAATGTCTAGTGCAGTGATTGCACTGGAGCCGTCAGTTCCTTTAATAGCAAAGTTTTTATCTGCTGTACTTACTGTTAGCTCTACATCTGTAGAGTTATTAGCTATGTCAAGTATAGATGTTCCAGCAGATTTAATAGTTATATTATTGCCAGCAGCATCAAGAATAATATCTCCTGACGAATCTAATGTAATGTCTGTTCCATCATTAGTAATAGTATCTAGTGCAATGCCTCCTACGTTAGTAATGTCAGCATCATTAAAGGATGTAGCACCAAATGTGTTAGCTGCAGCAGTAGAAGTAATACCTGCACCTGCAGTATATAAACCTCCTGTAGCTAATGTACTAGCCATGTCTACTGCACCATCAATGTCAACAGCGTCAAGATTAGCTGTACCGTCTACATCTAGATCTGTACCAACGTACAACTTTTTAGCTATACTTGCCCCACCTTCAGTTCGTAAAGCTCCTGTATCACCTGTAGCATCACTTGAATCTGTAGTATCTGTTATGTCAACTACACCTGCAACTGTAAGGGTTGATGCCATGTCTACTGCACCATCAATGTCTACAACATCTAAGTTTGTAGTACCATCAACGTCTATGGCTCCTGATATGTCTAATGAAGCTGCGGCTATCTCACCACTAACATCTACTGCACCATTTATATCTATAGTTGTAGCGTTTATCTCAATCTCTGTGTCAGATACTAAGTCAAGTACACCATCTGCAGATTGATGTATGTATGTACCACTGTCACCAAATTGTAATTGTCTAGTGCTGTTTAACAATATACCTGTGTCAGCAACGTGTGTTAAGGTAACATCATTATCAACACCCATACCTAGTATAGCTGCATCACTATCTAATTTTAAATCATTACTAACCAGTACGGCTGTAGAAGCATTAATGTCTACTGTAGCTTCACCATCTATCCTAAGAACACCATTAGAGCTTTGTTGTATAAAACTAGCAGTATCACCAAACTGTATTTTTTCTGTAGATGCTACAAGTATGTCATCAGAAAACTCAAAGTAATCTTCATCTTCCATCCATTTTAATACACCATCATTTGTTTCACCATCAAAAGTGATAGTAATATCTGTTCCTGTACTGCCTGTACCAAAGGTAAGAGTATGACCTAATAACTTCGTTATTGGTCCACCCTCTGCAGCAGTACCGTCATGTGTATGTCCTGAACTTGCAGCAAAAGCAGCTAGAAGCTGATCAAACTCATCGTTAGTATCTGCTGCAACGATGGTATCTCCATCTGAATAGTCTGATTGTCTTGTGTACGTAGCACCCATTATCTTCTAGCCCCTAATTGAAATTCCATTTGAAATCCTTTTAATGAATATGGACCTGTTGAATTAGATCCATCTTCTACTCTTAATGCTACAGCAAACCCAGAACCTTCTACTGATTTTCTTACAATAGGTTGTGATGGACCACCGTAAGTAGCATTACCATAAACTGATACTGCACCGTATGTACCTGCAACGTCTGTTGTGTCTAGTGGATACGCTGCTGGTCTTGATGAATCTTTTGCTTCGTAATCATACCTTACAAACATGTCTGCGTCAATAGTTGATTCAGGTGCGTAGTTAATATTTACCCTTTGCATATGTTTTCTTATACCCGGATCTCCAAAGGTTAAGTCTGGGCTACGGTACTTAGCGTCTACTAGTGTACCATTAAAAGTGTTTCCTTGATCTTGCCTGTATACATATCCATCAAAACTTCCATGTATAGGTATAACATTGCCTAATTCTACAACACTGTCTGTACAAGCAGGTTTAATACCTTTTATCTGTGAAAATTCAAAAGACTGTCCTCTTAATACACATATTACACCTGTAGTAGTTTTTTCTGCACCAACAGCTTTAGAAAAAAATATTCTGTATTGTGTTTTGTCTGGAATAACTAATGAAGTAAAGTTTCCAGAATCACTTAATTGTTCTTTAAATAAAGGCTGTACAGGAGAACTAATTGTACCAAGTTCAACGTCACCAATTCTTGCAGTACCAGCAATAGTACGTAACCCGTCTGGTCCTAAGAATATTAAGTCACCAGCAAATTCCTGTATTGTATCACCATTTACACACCCAATGTTTCTTGTAACGGGTACAATAGCAAAGTTAGAACTTGTTGTGCCTGACAGTTTAAATATTCTATTTTCACAGAAGATAAATAAATCTTCACGGAAAACTTTTAGTCCTACGATTGTGTCATCTACTTTAATACTACCTGCACCACTAGCTGTAGCAAAGTTATCCTCATCAAATGGAACACTAAATACTAACTCTTGTGGTGTACTAGACATTCCTGAATAGAACATATGGCTCTTAAATGCAGCTACGTGTTTAGCACCTGTAACTGCTGTAGTTACTTCTCCACCACCTGCAGATGATACATCTGTTGCAGATAGGGATGTGTTAAATATAGTTGGTGCATTTGCCTGATCTACTACAATAAATTTATCGTTGCCATCAAAGTTAAATCTTTCAAACTTATACTTTGCAGCACTTGTTCTACCTGTATCTCTTTCTGTCCAACTTTCAGATATAACAACATTAGCTTCGTGGACTGCTGCTGTAGTGCTACTTGTAGCTCTTGTTACCCCAGTAAAAGTTGTAGCTGTTACTCCTGTATATGTAAATATTTCTGAGTCTATATACAAAGTACCACTAGAACTAAAAGATGTAGTGCTTTTTGCATTGATAGTTCCTGACCCTGACATTGTAGCACTAGAAGTTATTTTTTGTGACAGTGTTGTACTAGCAGAACTAAATATCTTTTCTCCTCTAGCAGCAACTATGTAGTCGTGAAATAATGCTGTCATTAACATTGGCTCACTACTAAGTGCTGTTTCAGGAACTTGTTGTATTATATAAGGTTTGTATCCATTAATTCGTCTGTAGCCACCCTCAACATCTGGCTCAAAGTTAGTTAACTCTAGTGCCTGTCCGGGTTCCATAATAAATGTAGACTTGTTTAAAACTAAACCGCCTTCACAGTTAAACGAAAACGGTTGGACTTGTGATTGATCAGGCATATTTAAATAGACCTAAAAGTTGAAGTAGGACTTCCTATATGATTTCTAGTTATATAAGTAGACCTTAAATAGTCATATTTATTTATTAGAAGAGTTTGCATATTTTTTATGCCTTGCTCAAATCTAGTAAAGTTAATTGCATATTGCTGTGTTTCACCACGATACTGATATATAAATGCAGTTGCACCATCTACAATAACGGCTGCAAATCTATCAGGTATAGTAGTTGTATCTCCATGTGCATCCATATCAGTAGGAAATGTAAAGTAATCATACTTTATAGTGTATGCTTTTTCTGGGCAAGGATACAATATATAATTGTTATCTAGTGTTCTTACTACATGTGTTGGCGCACTACCATTGTCAAACTGTGCTACCTGTACACCGCTAGCATGTGTAGCCGCAGTAGTAGATTGTGTTCCACGTGTAACACCTGTTAAGTCATTTCCACTTACACCTGTATAAGATATAATCTCACTACCTATATAAGCACTACCTGCAGAATCAAAGTCTGTGGTAGATGTAAGTGTTAGTGTAGTTACAGAACTAGAGTGTGATCCATTTAATGTTGTGGTTACAATTTCATCTTCGTGAGTAACATGATTCTCAATATACTCTTTGTAGTTCATACTATTTAATTTACCGCCACTTGTACCTAAGTCAGAATCTTTGACGATACGAAATGTATCATAGTCAGCTAACTTAGCTGTTGTTGGTAAACTATATTTAAATGTACCTGCAACAAGTGTTTCTGAGTCTGTTGCATGATTAAATGGATAATTAAATTCTCTTTGGTTTATGTATCTAACAGATTCATTAATAGCTGTTTTAGCTTGAGTTTGAATACCTCTAGACGAAGAAAAGGTTGAACTTGTTAATTCAACTTCGTTTAATCGTGCAAGTACTTTATTAGTTAAGGTTAAATAGGATTCTGCCATAGATACAATCTTTCATAAAAATCTTGTTAGGGGGCCAAGTTAGACCCAGCCCCCAGTTAGTATATTTATGCTAATGTGTCTCTATCAACTTCATTAGCTGATGTACTTCCTTGTTCAGAAACGTCCATCAATAGAGCGTAAACTCTAAGTTTACCTGCTGAGAAGGTAGCACCGTCACCTGCAAAAGTCAGGTCTAGTGTGTCTGCTGAAGACAAAACAACTTCTGCTGAAGGTGTAACGCTTGGAGCATATGCCAAGTCTGATGCACCATCAATGTCAAATGCTGTAACATATTCGTCAACGTCTGCTGCACCCAATGTTATAGTTGCATTTGTACCTGTGTTCATTGTTGCAGATTCTACAACTTGAACACCTGCGTGAAGTATATGAGTATTCGCTGGTAGTGTAATACATTGTACTACATCTGCTGACGAACAATCAATAGCTTGTGCAGTCAAGTCAATTATTAATTCAACTTGATAAGGCATACGTCCTCTGTTGGAGTTACCTGTTGCAGGAAGTAAAAGTGATGTTATAGTAGCCATTTTTTAATCTCCCTCTAAGCTGCGTTATATACGGCATTAACAAGAGCTTCTGGACGAAGGATCTTTCTGCCATACAAATGCATACCACGAACAATGTCAGAGAAACTGTCAGGGTCACGATATGTCTCAGTCTTATTGATCTGCTCTGCAGTAGCAACAGCAGAATCGTGTCCAGCTACAATTACACCATAGTTAGTAAGTTGGTTTGCAGAACCTGAAGTTCCCGGACCTGTTCCTACTGATGGTAAATTGCTTGAACTATACACTCTGAAACCACCCAAGTTATTAATAACTAGGCCGTTTCGTATACTTCCTGATTCTCCAAAGTCTGCGTTATGTAAGCGTGAGTCTTCGTCACGAAGCATTTCCATAAACACAGGATCTACAACTAGCCAACGACCATTGGTGTCAACTTGCTGTTGATCAAGTAGTCTAGCCATACGAGATATCACCATGATTGGTGACGCTGTAGCTGTTGGCAAGGATGTTGCACCCGGCATACGTGGAGTCAGAGGAATTGAGTGATTTCCTGCTGAACTGGTAGTGATGTTACCAAAATCACCTTTAGTTAGTTTCATGCTGGAAAGAAGTTCATCTGTTCCTGCAGTTGAAACTGCCACAGAACCATTTACAGTTGCGTTAACTGTGTCTGGTGATCCGTGAATGGATGATTGTTTGTAACCTGATAGGTAACCAAGTACGTCTTGGTCAAACTGGTCAGCCAATCTATAAGCTGCTCTATCAGAAGCAAGGCTCATAAAGTTTACGTGGCTATGTGCGTCTTCAATATCATCAATCTTAAAAGCATAGTAATTAGATTTATCTATTGTCAACGAGAAATCTTCATCGTCAAGATCTTGTGGTAGAATTGTTGTACCACGTGTGTAGGCCTTAACTGTGATTTCTGGTTCTTTTATTATTTTAACGGTATCGCCCATGTTAGCAATTTCACCAAAGTAATCGTTATTGGTGACTGCTTCTACAACAGATGACTTGCGGAAAGCAAGTTGCACCTGTTTGCTGTAGATTACTGGACTAAAATTACCGTTAGGCAGGTTTCCATAACCTGCTGCGGAACTAAATGCCATTTTATAATCTCCTATTTATAGCATATTTCACAGATGCAAATCAATCAAATGTACTCACGGGGCTGATTTACGTAGGGTGTATCTCTTACAAGGTTGCGCTACTATGTATTTGATAGGCCATGTTTATCAGGTAATCTTAAAGTCTTTTCTTGTTTTGCGATTTAGTTAGTGTAGTAGGTAACCAGTTAAACTGGGGCTACTAAAGAGTATGACTATAGTTATATCTATTTTTTTCTATTTGTCAATCTCTTTTAACGAGCATTTCCAGATACATCGTAATCAAAACGTCCTGAACGGATAGCTTCCATTATAGCATCTGCGTTTCGCTCATACTCTTGTGCCGTCATTTTAGACACTTGAGATTCCTTAAAGCCACCACTACTTCTGTCAGTTTCTGGAGTATTACGTGTCTGTTTACTATTTACAGAACGTGCAGCTTCTTTATTGGTTGATGACTTTTTAGGTGTGATGTTTTTATCTATCTTGTAAAGGTCTATTGCCCTTGCTGCAGATCTAGCATCTTCATCATTTTCATATAGAGCTTCTTGAACCCACTTAGGTTGTTCTGTTGCCCAGTTATGAAAGTCATCACTGTCTCTTATTTCACCAAAGTCAGGGTGGAGTTTCATTAACTCTACTTCTGCTTTTTCTTTATTAGCAGTCTCACGCATTGCATCTATTTCTTTTACACGATCTTCTAAATCTTTAGACTGTTCTCGTGCTTTTTTAATTGCAATGGTTTCTACGATTGCTGCTACATCAGGATATTGCTCTGCCCATGCATCTATATCGTCATCTGACTTTGGTAATTTAATTTCTTGTTTAGTGCTTTTATCAAGTTGTTTACGAAGGTCATTAATTTGTTTTTCTAAGGATGTTTTTGTTTCTTGAGAATGTCTACGTAGGTCTCCATATCGTTTCTTAAATGTTTTTTCTTCTGCACTATCTGGTTCAGCTTCTTCGGCTTCTACCTTTTCTTCTTCACCCTCACCTTTATTTTCTTTTATAAGGGCTTCTAGTTCTTCCTCTTCAGCTTTACGCTTTTCATCATTTGAGTATTTACGTGTTGCAAATGCAACTTTAACTTCTGCTTTTGGCTCTTCAGCCATTACTGTTTCGTTCATGTTATTTCCTAACTGGGGCCACCGTAGCCTATGTTGGTAGGGGGATGAGTAGCCAGCAAATAAGCTAGTTTATCGTGTAGCTAAACCACGTTTTCTAGGCATTGCAGTTGGTGCAGGTCTTGATGCTATCATCATTCCTACATCTTCCATCTCTGGACCTAGTAATTTTTCTAAAACCATAGATTCTGCAGTACCATTTAAACCACGCAATGTGGCTTTCTCTTCATCTTGTAAGCCATCATATCGTGACATTAAAGTTGATTTATATTCTTGAAGTGTATCTTCTTCCATGTTATTCTCCAAATGCCATTTTAATTTTACCTACTCCATAACAGAGTGGCTCAAATATAGAACGATATATACGACCTAAAGTGTTTCGTTTAGTACCCTTTAACTCTGCACGTAAATCTGCAGTACGTCTTCGTGTACCATGTTCTAATATTTTACGGATAAATTTGTTATTCTTAGTATATGCTAAATGTACTAACGGAAGGAACAATGTATGATAACCTACTTCGTGTGCTTTTGTCAAGTGTTTATTTGAATAGTTTAACCAAATTGCCTGACGATAAGAACCAAATCCATAAGAAGCATTCATAGCTGTACAAATAATTTTTGAATCTTCTTTTTCGTCACTATTATCTTGCTCACTTTTTGTACCATGTCCACTTGTAACACCTTTACCTTTTGAGTATTTTACAGGTTCACCTTTAGCATCTGTTTTATTAGACCAATTACCGTTTTTAAATTCTACTTCTACTTTATTACCAAACGTGCTACGAGTATATGCTTTACCTGATGAGTCTTTGTACACTGTTTTGCCATCTGCTTTTGCAGCTTTGTTACTATCAGCAGATTTTCTAACAACACCAGCAAGACCATCTACACCAGAAATTTTACCTATTACATTTTTTTCTGCATCAGTTCCTGTGTATCCTGTTTGTATATTGTCTCTATCATCTGCTGCAATAGCAGAGTCTGCAGGAACTTCTCTTCCTGATGATAGTATGTATACTGGTGGGGCTTTACCTGTAGCTGCTGCAAATTTAATATCATTGTTAAGTTGCGCTCTACCAAAACTGTCTCCAGTATTATTACCTACTGAAATATCGTATACTCTATCTCCACCATATGTTTTATTGCCTCTAGCCGTTAAAGGAACTCCAGATACTAGATTTCCTTTATCACGGGCATCTCTGTAGTCTACTGTTGTAGGTCTTGCAGCTACGGCTGGTGCAGATGGTGCAGATAAACCTGACGCTAGTGGTTCATTTATACGTCCCATTTGATCTGCAGTTTTACTCGTAGTTCCTATAACGTCTGCACCACGAAGTGGTATACTAGATGGATCAAGTTTAGGTGTAGTCATTTGTCCGAAAGTGCTTTCTCTACGTCTTTGTTGGTCTTGAATAGCTGCGCCCATACCAGCATCATCTGCAGGAGTAGGTATTAATTTGTTTGTAGTCGGTAATGATCCAACAAACTCACCTGCTGCAGATGGTGCAGAAACATCTGTTTGAGATGGAAAAGGTGTTCGTGTTGAGGGAATTTGACTTGGTCCTCTTGGATCTCTGTAAGTAGCCGCATCTCTTAGTTCTTCAGGATCGTCATACTCTAAAATAGGGTCTGTATCTCCAAACGAAGGAACATCTCTAACACCACTATCTGTTCTTCGTAACGCTGAAAATTCTTCTTGTCCAACAGATGGAACACGAGTACCTGTTCCATAAAGGTTGCTGCTAGTATAATCTGCTGCTGGATACAGTTTAACATCAGGCCCATAAATAGAAGCTGCAGCGTCCGTTACTATTTCATCACGACTACCACCAGAAACAGGAGGAAAAATATCTCTTCTATAAACATTCTGTCTGCCACTAGTACCAGCCACATTAGCTCCCATTTTTGTACCTACAGGTTGTGTTCCAATTATTGGAAAAGGTGTAGTTGAAGGTGGAATTTGACTTGGTCCTCTTGGGTCTGCTGTTGGAATAAGATTCATTTGATTACCAGCATCTAAAAAACCTTGAACATCTCTTGCTGGCGTAATTGGCATTAAGTTAGATAAACCAACCTGTTGTTGGTTAGATAAATTTGTCATATTTACTTGTGACTGGGAAGCACTTGGTAAAGATTCACGAGCATCTTGTAATTTTTTATTATAGGCTATTGATTCTGCTGCAGTCATGTCAGCTAAACCACTTTCTTCGCCTACTCTTTGCTGATCTGCTGTGCTAAATCTTGGGTCTCTCATACGATATCTACTAGGATCTTCGTTTAACATTCTTATTGTTTGGCCTTGAATACCTTCTCTTGCTTGAGCAAGTCCTACGTCACTTCCTTTAACATCGTCTCTAAAAGCAGTATCTACATACAGGTTAGCTCTATTTGCATCTTTTTGGCTCATTCCACCACCACCACCTGCAGGTGTTACATCTACTTGTGGTAAAGAATCTACAAACTCATTTGCAGGTGCTACAGCCTGTGCGTCAGTTCCTTGTGACTGCTCTAACTGTCTATAAAAATTTGTTGGTCCTCTACCTTGTACATCATTAATACGACTCATTCTATCAAACTCAGGTTGTCGTCTTCTTCTATCTGCTATATAATCTGTAACTCTAGAATCTAATCCATCTGGACCTCTAGTTATTTGTCCTTTGTTTGCTGTAAAGTCTGCCTGTAAACTATTAGGATTCGCACCACCACTTAAGGCATTTAATACGTTTTGTACAAGTGGTTTATCTTTTAAGTTAATACCTAAAAACTCACTCAAAGCATCTACACCTTTATTAGCATACTTTACAAGATTTCCTGCAATTCCATATCCATAATTATCTTTTAATGCCGCTATATCTGCTCTAACTTGTGCAGCATTTGCAGGATCTATTAAACCATTTTCTAATCTTCTTTCTAATTCTGCTGTTAATTTATTTGCACTAATAGATTTTCCAGATTCATACAATGCAGATACGGCTGGACCACCAACTAAAAAAGCAATACCACTTGCTGCTTTTGCAGATATACTGTTTTGTCTTTTTGTTTCTTCTGCTAATTGAGCATTTGTTGCGGTACTCATATCTAACTGATAACTACCATCGTAACGATTTCCAAACCTGTCTCTAGCACCTTCCTCTTCTTGTGGCAGCGGTGGACTTGCTTCTACAACTTCTTGTACTGGGCTAATAGGTTCACCTGTTATAGGTGTATATTCTGAGTACCCTTCAGGAATAGGGTATATTGGTTTACCCCCAATAAATGCAACTAAAATATTTTTACCATCTGCATTTCTATATTCTTTAAAAGAAATATTTGCATCACCCATTACTTTTTTAAAGTCTATTGGTTGTGAAATTGGAGGAGTATATGTAGGTCCAAGTTGTCTAACACTTGCAGATGGGTCACCACCATTAGCCATAGTTACATAACCACCTTCAGCCATTTCAACTTCTTTACCATCTTCCGCAACAACAATTAAATCTGCCATACTAAAAGGCATTTCTTCTGGTAATGTAGCTTCATCTGAGTTTCCCATTTGACCCATAGCTTCCATTTTACGTAATCCCATTTTGGCTTCATCTCGTAGTGCCATCATTTTATCTAACCCATGATAGCGTACAACGTCTGCTGGCATAACAAATTCACCCTCACTAAGTTTAGCAGGGATGTCATCTCTTACTTCTTCACGAGTGCTTCCTACAGGAACTTCATTACCTGATTCTGCATCTATCATGCCGCCTTCTTGATTAAGACCACCTTCTTCAAAAAGTTTCATTTGTTTATTCATTGTAACTGCTCCACCTTTATTCATTCTATATCGTACTTCACTAGGAAGTATTGTTCCATCTGTTGCATTAAGAGGTTTTGGTGCATCCGCTTTTTTTATATAAGTAACACCTTTTGCAAAAACTCTATCTCCTACAACAGTAGCAACATCTGCGCCTTTAACTGCTTGTCCTGTTGACATATCAACAAATAAATGTCCACTTGCTGGATTAAAACCAATTTCTACTACTGTATCATCAATTTCTTCTAGTACATTTCTTGTGCTATTATAATTACCATCTACAGACATAGCAGGAAATTTACTTTTTGCTTCTGGAACATCTAATTTTTTAATGTTAGCAGCAATACCTTGCCTACCTTTTTGGCTTACATTAAATGTAACATTTTCTACTGTCGCAAAACCCTTGTAAGAAAGTGCTTTACCATTATAATTATTTTTATGTAATGTTTGTAATTTATCTAAGCCTTTAGGCATATCAGGTATAGTAGAGTTTAAATTTAATCTAACACCTACTTTAGTTCCTTCTGTTAATGGTGCGTTAATTAATTTATTAGCCTCTTTACTACCTGCTGTAGCTTTGTTAACTTTCTTTAGTATCTGTTTTGTATTTAGCGGAGTATAATTTTTTAACAATTTTCCTGACTGAAATAGTTCACTAGACCCAATTTCAAGAGGTTTTACATTACGAAACTTTTTAGTAGCAGTACGTAATGCTTTACCAGCTAAGTCACCAACGACAGGAACTACACCTAATGCTCCTGCTGCAGTTTCAATACCTGCTCCTAAATAGTCTTTTTCTCTAAAAGCATCAGAAGCTCGTTTAATTGCTGCAGTTTCTCCTGCAATAGGTAGGGATTCTGCAGCTAACTCTCCATAGTCTAGTTTTTTTAGAAAGTCTGCTGTTTTTCCCATTAATCCTTTTGTGGGAGTTCCACCTTTATTAAGTTCTATTTCAGAAAAATATTGTATAAACTCTTTTTTAGTAGGGTTTTTATCTTCAAGAAATTTGCTAATACGTTTTGAAGTTTCTCTACCTGCTAAAGGTTCTTCTGCGGTTTTATATTTAAATAATAAATCTTCAACTTCAAACATTGGCATTTCTTTACCATCTTTGAATTTTATTACATAGTGTTCTTTTCCGTCATATTCTTTAGAATTTATTTCATATTTTTTTCCAAAAACATTTTCTTTATTAGTATATTTATTTTCTTTGTCAGCCATTGGCTATTACACTATCCCTTAGTCTTTGTATATTACGTAACATATGAACAGCACCTTGCGCTCTATGTATTGTAATCATATCGTCTGTTTGTTCCATCAAACGATGTTGTTGTTTAACAAGCTCTTCTAAATAACTATTGAAGTGGGTCCACTGCTTGGGGTTGTTGACCAGCCCCTTGAGCTTGCTGAATATTTCCTTGTCCATTTCCACTAAATCCTTGTTCCTGTGGTAATGGTACTTGGCCTGTGCCTATTGTACCACCACCTGCACCTGATGGGTCCATTGGGTTTGCACCTGCTGGTGCTGCACCTTGTTCTGGAGTTGGAGCAGGTTGTTGGAACTGCTTCATTAACTCAGCTTGTATAGCTGCTTCATCCATATTGTTTGTTACTTTATCAGGGTCAAGGTCAAGAGACTTAGCAATCTCTCTAATAATATATTGAAACTTAGCAAAGGGTGCAAGTGCTGGGCTGGAAGATACCTGCATAAATTGCATAAGTCTTTGGCTACGTACTTCATTTGCCATTAGGCTTTCTGTACCACGTGCCTTTACTTCTAAGTCACCACGTATAGCTGGATCAAAGTCAAACTGCATGTTAAATCTAAACAGTCCTTCACCCAGTGGTCGTAGTAAGTAGTCATCTACATTCTTAATTACATTTTTAATACCACCTGCAGCAGCACCCATTAACATAGAAATACCTGATGCAGTTCTACCTACACCAGATACACCTGTCTGTCCATGAGCAAATGATGGCATCCCTGTACTTTCATCTGCGAGTACACGTGCCTTATCAAATAGCTGCAAGTTTTCTCCTGCTACATTTGGAAACTTTGTACCAAACACAGCCTGTCCGGGTGCGCCACCCTGTCGTCTAAATACTTTGCCGGGATATACGGATAAGTCTTGGCCCGGAACTAAGTTTGTTTCATCTACTTCTATAAGTAAGTTACCACTCAGTACTGCATTATCTACAGCCATACGCATAAACCCATTCATAAGTGTTTGGGTATCGTCCATGTTTTCTGCAATACCTATACCAAAGAAAGAGTATGGGTTTAGTTCATAGGGCGCAGCCATGTAAGGAATGGTAGCAGGTTTAAATGGATTAAGTACCATACGCAAAAGTTTACCATTACAAATCCATATATTTGCCTGTAGTTCGTCAACTCCGTCAAGCTCTTCAGGTATTTCAATACCCTGCTCCACCAACATAGCATAATCACACATACCCCAATACTCAAGGACTTCATAGCGTTCTACTCCATATTCAGGTGCATAGTCAGATAAATCGTCTTCCCATGATTCTTTTGTATAATTTGTGCCTTGCATAATTGCATCATCAATTACTGAAGCTCTAAAGTAAGGACGTTTCTTTAATCCAATTAACTGTGAACGAGACATCTTATGACGTTCAATTACATACTGTGCTTCATCTATGTTGTTTGCATCTGGATCTGGATAAAAGTTCCAAACAGATACATGAGATACTTGTGGTACAGTCTTAATTCTTGGTGAGTATTCACCTTCTTCATCCCAGTTAGGGTATTCTTTATCTACAGCAAATGGACCTTTCATTATTCCTGTGCCAAATAATGCCATCTCAAATGCTGTACTACGTAAATGTTTATTAGCACTAGACTCTTCTAGTTGGTCTTGTATTTTCTTTTGCATTGCCTTTGCAGCAATCATAGCTGGACTAAAAGTTACAGCCGTAGGAGTTTTACCCACACCTGCTCTTACACCCTCAATATCGTCTAATTTATCTCCTAATGGTCCTAAACTTTCTGATAATGTTCGTGCTGTAGCTCCTGCAGGTACATCTTTACCATCTCCCATAAATCCATAAGGACTTACAGGTTCATCTAATTCTGAGTTTCTAAGTTGCTCTGGTTCTTTTGGATCAAAGTGTACATCACCTACAACTCCTTCAGGTAATACTGTTGGTTCTACAGTAAGCGGAAATTTATTACTTGCAAATAATACATCTACAATTTGTCCGTAGGCTGCAAGTGTTTTTGTTTTTGTTACTTTGATAAAAACTCTAGACTTTTCTGCTTCAGTAAACTGAACATCAGATCCATAGATACCTCTATAGTTACGATAGGATCTTAACCATCTATCTTCATCTTGCTGTCTGTAGTCATCAGCACGTTTATATCTATCCATGACAAAGGGTATAATACCACTAATATTAGCATCATCTACTCCTGAGTCTTCAGAGTCTTCTAATACTACTTGTTCGTCATCTGTAAATTCTTGATCTTCTGCCATTTATAATACCTTTAATATCCAAAAGTTTTGTCTGCCATTGGCATACTAGATTGGGGTCTTCCGTGTGGATCATAGTCAAATATACTAAACCTTGGTCTTGACATAATACCATATCTTAGTGCATCATACAAGTGGTCTTCACTATGAGTATCAATATCTTCTGGATTCTTTTTATCCAATGGTATAGCTGGTAATTGTGAAACTATATTTGTACAGTTATTAAAGAAAACAAGCCTTGGTTCTTCTGTAAACTCATCAACTTGTAAGCGTCTATGTATTTCGTTTTTACCTGCTACCCTTGATCCTTTACTTCTATCTGAAGGTCTCCAACGACAACCTCTACTTACCATCTGCTCTGCAAGACTAGGCCCAGTATCCCCTCTTTTGTGCCAAAGAGAACTATCCAGAACCCCATATCTAATAGTACCATCACCTGCTTCTAACTCCAGTATTTTATCTGCTAAATCTGTAGCTAGTACTTTACCTACATACAGTTCTCTGTAAACAATTAACTGTTCATTAGGGGCGCAAGCAAACCATACTACTCCAGATTTACTTCCATATCCATAGTCACAGGCTCTAAATCTTACCCAGTTACTTGGTATATCAAATGGTTCAATAACATGTAAGTCTCTATTAAACTCTGTAAAGGCTGCGCCTTCTTTAATATCCCAATCACCATCTAGTAGCTGTCGTCTTTGCTGTTCTGGTAGTGACAAAAGCATTGCTTCATAGTCACCTGCTTCTGCTAAGTATGGATTATCTTTTAGTCGTGCTGGTATAAATCTACGTTTAAATAAAGATATACCTGCTTTTTCGTGTCCTGCTGGATACTTTAATGCTTCTCCAGTTTCTATGTCTGTAGCTTCAAAAGCCTTGTTTGGTATCGCAGGGTCAATAAACATTTTTTTAACCCAGTGATGTCCTCTACCTCCGGGGTTTGTAGTTGCCCTCATAAAGATAGGTAAGTCGGGTGCAGTAGACCGTAGACGAGACCGCATGTAATCCCATGCATATGGTGTGGCCCATTGAGTTAATTCGTCAAAGCCTATCCAGCTAAATGCCAGACCCTGATAACGCAAGACATCGTCTTCTCTATCAAGATACGACATCCACAACCTTGCGCCAGATGGCGCGGTCCACTGCATCTTTCTTTCAGACCATTTGATTCCGGGCCATATCTTGGGGTACATCTCTTGTGATTTGAATATAAGTTCACGTAACTCTTCCGTTGTGTGTCGTAGTAGTAGACCACTAAACGCAGGATGCCCCATATACCTCAGAGGGTCTGCAAGCATTGCATAGGATTTACCACCACCAGCACTGCCACCATATAATACTTCTCGTTCACTTGCCGCTAGAAAGTCTGTTTGTGGACCATCGTTTGGTTTGAAGATTACATTGTTATCTTCTTCCATACGTTTAATAGTAGTATTTCTTGTTACTTCTACTATTTTAGATGGCTGCTGCTTCTTTGGCTCCGATACGACTTTCTTCAATTTCTTTCGCCTTGGCGATTGCCTTTTCCGCATAGTCTGCCCATTGGCGTAAGCTTCTAACTTTGTGTTTTCTACTTCTTTCATTATCCAACCGTTTTCTTAAACCTACGTGAGATATAGATCTACCAGTATTTGTTGTCAACCAGTTCGCTACTTCACGATATGAGTACTGTTTTAAATACTTTTTTGCTTTGTCTAGTTTGTCTAATTGGTCGGGTATGGGTATTAATATTTTATTATCGTTTGTGTCTAGCTCATAACCAAAAGGAATTGTTCTAGATATTCTAGGTACTTTTACCCATTCATTGTCTTCTTGTAGATCTATAGGTTGTGGTAGCTTCCATTTACCTAAACTTCTATTCGTCATCTTCTACAACTTTAGGTGGCATTAACATAACTCCACCCTTTGCTTCTACTTGTAATTTTTCTGTTTTTACTAAACCCGTACGATCTAGTAGTTCTTTTGCCGCAATCATTTTATCTTTAATACCTAGTTCTGTAGGATCATACAGACCACCAACCATAGCCATTGCAGCTTTTGGTGCGTTACGTGCCATAAAACTTTGTGTAGAATCTAGTATTTCTTCTTTTAAACTATTAACAACGTCTGTTGTGCTATATGTATCTGAATACCCAGCTAGTTTTTTTGCAGTTAAAACATCACCACCTGCTTCATCAAACAAAACAGCTAAAAACTTTTGTTGTTTTTCAGTTAACTCACGTGCCATTATTTTTTCTTCCTGCTAGGTACTTTGGAACCTCTGGCTTTTTCTTTTGCTTTCTTTGAAAGATCTTTAAAATGAACCACAACTTTAGAACCCTTAGTATGTGTTTTACCTGTATGTAAGGAGCCATCAGACATCTTATGAGTCTCTCCATTATATTTTCTACCATCCTTATAATAGTGTTGTACACCTTTTGCCATATTATTTTCCTTTCTCTGCAAATGCAGATCCTGTTAGTATTGCCCCAAATGCTAAATGAAATAAACCACCACCCATTAAAGTAAATGGACTATGTTGTCCTGTTAGTTTTTTCATTAATTCCATTTGTATCATTGGCTCTGTTGTTGAGTTTATTATTTCCATAAAGTCAGATATATCTGGCCTATTCAGTCCGTACCATATAGGACAAAACATAAAGTCATAAAAACATATCAGAAGGTAAAGTATTAATGCTGTCCATCTCCATGTCATTGTAGACTTTTGTTGAGGTGTTAACTCCTTTTGCATTTAAAGACACGGTGGAGTACACATTAATTTACTAGTTCCATAAAACATAACAATTATAAATACTGCAAGAGCTAACCCTATCCATATCCATTTATTTTTCATTGTTATTCTCCTGCCATTTCTAATGCTGTTTCTAATGTCTCATTGTTTCTGCGTGACCATCCTTTACCAAAGGTAGAAAAAGTAGATAGTCCTTCGTAAAACTTTTGTCGTGCTTGATGCATATTTACAATAATATCATGGGGTTTATGTTTAGCTACATCTCTGAGCGTGTTAGGGCCAATACCACCATCAACAGTAGAGCCAACGATAAGCTGTAACGCTTTTGCTGCCCTGCCCATGCCACTATTAACGCCCCAATCAAAAACAGACCAATCCACTCCACTAGGTAAATCATCACATTTTCCTCTATCCCAATAGTTAGTTTTATATATTGGAGATACTTCTGTTTTTGTTAAAGCTCTCATCTCAGCTTCAGTAGCATTACGTTTGATGTACTTTTCATATACAGCTTTTGTAACGCCTAAGTTTGTCATACCACCCGGATCGTCAGGATGATTTACAAAACCACCTTCGTGATGTAAAAGCATTGATAAACATTTAGAAAAGTTTTCTGCACTCATTTCTTAGCAATGCCTTTGCTCTTTTCATAGCTACGTAAACCGCCCAATCCTAGCATACCCATAAGAACAGTCATAAGACTACCCATATCAAATGCAGGTAGTGGTGGTAATGTAGCTCCAAACATTGTAGCAAAGAATAAAATACAAGGCTGTAAAATAAAGTGGTATAGTAAAGCAATTCCACAAATCCAACCAACAAAAGGTCTCCATCCACCAATAAATAAGGAACCAGACTTTGCCTCTTCCTGATTAACAGCAATCTGAGACATAGCTAGTTCTTGAGCATGGCGTTCTGCCATAGTACTTATCTCGTGAGCTAAAGCGTTTTTTTGATCTTTGTCTTCTATGAACTTGTCAAGAAGTCCTGAAACAGGAGATATAAGTTGAGCTAACATTATTTTTTCTTCTTAGCCATGCCACCGTACATCATCTTTGCTGTAGGTTTTTTCTTAGCCATACCGCCACCCATCATTTTCTTTCCATAGGAACCAGCTTTGCCGTGATCTTTTTTGGGCATTCCTCCACCCATCATTTTTTTCTTTGCCATACCGCCAGCTTTCATGTAGCCCATTTTATTGCGTACAGCAGCAGGTAACTTTTTAAGTCCTTTTTGATTAGCAGAAGCTTTCTTCTTCATTCCCGGCATATTCTTCCCCTTTCAATATCATAACGAGAAACACCAATATCTTTGAGTTCTCTATCTGTCATATTTCTTAACTTCCAGTAATTTGCTCTTTGTTCTTGCAACTTAACTGCTTTATTCCATAATCTTTTAAACATATCTTTCTCCTTTTATGTTTAAGTCATAAACACTGACTTATATAATAGGAGTTATATCATATCTAGTTATAACATAAAACAGCTAAGTTTGCAAGCCCGTTATGCATTTTTACTTCTTTTTGCAATCACAAAAACCGCACCATCCAAATAGGTGTAGTACAATCCCTGCAACAATGAGTCCAGCAAGTCCTGAACTTCCTAGATTTTCAACTAGGTCAATAATATTTCCAACAGCGTTACCAAGAAAAATTAAGTTGCTTGGTCCTACAAGTACTGATGCTACTATTGATAGTGTAATAAGAGCAATGCCCATTTCTGTTATACTTGCGATTGACGATTTCATTTTATCCATTGTCTATCCTTTCTAATTAAGTATCTATTTTGTCTTTCACATCCCAGTACACACACTTTTTAGCACGTGCAATATGACTAGGAAACTTTTGTCTTAAATAGGGTAATCCTATATCTTCCATTCCTTGATAACATGCAGCTTCCGTTTTAAATATTGGTCCACCGTATGTTGCACAATCTGTAGTTACATACATAGAACACATGAGTACTATTGGGGTCCACATTATTTTTTCTTTGTGGAATATCCACCCTTAAACATTCCTGTTTTACGCATGTCATTGGTTCCTTTTTTTGTTACCATTCCACCTTTAGCTTGATAAGAGAAACCTTCCCGTGACTCAAATTTTCTGCCTTTGTTTCCCGGTCCTCTACGCATTAGAAAATTTAATACCCTTCTACCAAAACTGTCTGCATCTTCCTTTGGTCTTTTTCTAGGTAACGGACCAACATTTTTTTCTATTGAACTTTTACGTAATCTATTTAACTCTGCTTTAATTTCAGATTTCATCGCTTTGTCAGAAATACCTTTTAAAATTTTATCTGACATATCTTCTATGGATTTATTTGCCATTGTTTAATTCCTTTTATCTAAACAAACCTGACTTACGCATGTCATTTACCATACCACCTTTGTTCATGTTTGCTGGTCGTTTCTTTGGTTTATTCTTTGGTTTATTCTTTGGTTTATTTATATTTGCTTCTTTTAGAGCTTTATTTATGGCTGCTTTCATACTTTTTGCTCTTTTTTCTTTTAATATACCTTTTGTTCTCTTACGTAATTCATCCATTGTCATGTCGTCTGGACCACTAAATATTTGACTAGGATCAGCAAACATAGCACTAAGTGCATTTTTATATTCTGGACCAAAGTTTTTAGCTACTGGTACAGCACCAAGTCCTACAGCAAAACCTTTAACTCTATTCTCCCCAGTTATTTTAGCATCTTTAGTCATACGTTTTGTTATTTTTTCACCACGTGTATCTTTAAAACTTAGTTCTCTTCCTGACGGTTTATCTCCGCGTCCTAAAACTAACTTTTTATATTTCATTGGAATCCAACTACTACCAGAAATTTTACCTGCAATAAAGTCTTCTGCTTTAGAGATAAGTTTTTTTCCTACTTTTTTTGGACCCATTTTTATTAGTTCGTTAGCTATAGCCATACTCATTTTAGTATTCCTTTACCATTTAACTTTATCTGCCCAGTAAGCTGCACTCAACTTACCTTTAGCTATATTCTTACCATGTCTAGCTTTAAAACTTTTACGTTTAGCTTTCATACGGGCAGACTCACCTGCTTTAGGTTTACCTGCTGTGCTTGCGCCTTGTTCTCCAAAGCGTATCATTTTAATTGTACTACCTTCTTTGGCAAGAACTACGTGAGATTTAGTTGGATGTTTAGGTGTTCGTTTAGGTTTGTTGTACCCTGAAAAGGTTTCACCTCTATACGTTATACTCATCTAGTTACCTGCCAGTGGATTATCTATTGCACGTTGTATCTTTTTATCTAGCACTGTTTCTAAGTTATCTAGCTTTTGATCTAGCTTAGACATTTTAGAATCCATGCGTTCTTCAAATGCACTGATTGTAGATTCAAACCGTAGTTCAAATGTATTAATAACACCTCGTACATCCTCTATGTTCTGACGATTACGAACGTCCTGCTTTTCTAAACGTGACTCTTGTTTCTCTATGTTAGCATTTATTTTATCTGACTTGACTTCAATAGCATTGTTTAGTTCTGCTGTATCTTGGTTAAGATCCATTCGTAAGTCATGTAGATCTGTTTGTAGTTGGGCAGAGATTGCTTTAACAGAGTTGATCTGCTCTCGTATAACTGCTCCAGTTGCAGCGTCTACTTCTTTGAGTGCTTTAAACTCTGCACCTATAATACCTAACTCAGCTTCTACCATGTTCATATGATTATCTATATGAGATAGATCAGGTGATACAAAGTTAGCTATCTTTTCTTCCATAGATAAATATCTTTGATAGGCTTCAAAGCCACCCCAGAGTCCTCCTATAATTGTACCACAAAGCGGAATGATTAGCAAGAGCTTAGAGCCACCTACTTTTATACCTTTGTATTCTACTTCAGCCATTATACTTTCCTATACCGTTTGGTCTTTTTAGCTACACCCTGTGGCTGTCT